TAGTCATACTCATATTCTGCCCACTTCTTATTGATAGCTATGTCAAACCTTTGTTCTGGACACAGGATATCTCTATTCCTAGGATCAAACATCCCATTATTAAATTCTAGAGCTTTATATACCCACTTCCGACAATCTGTAAAATCTTTTTCTGCCCACTTATGGTGATGGCATAATCCTATATAATAATCGTATACATTTTTTATGATGTTTTCCAGATCATATCCAACTACTGGAAGATCTCCAAGAATATCATCATTTATAGAATCTTGATTATCTTGCTGTGCTTTTTTGATAACGGCCAAGATTTCCAAAACCTTATGAACAATAGTTCCCTTGTCTGCTTTTTGATTACTAGGCGATCTCCAACCTAATACGTACTCCATAAAGTACTGTTGCTCACACATTGAATGAGTATTATATGATGAGCTTCTAAAGTATGTAATTATAATGGGTCACCTCACGCTAGGATATTTTGTAAAAGTTCATATAGAGCCATCGACTGTTCATAGATTGACATATTGTCATTATCTAAAATAAAATCAAAATTATTCCAATCATAAGAATTTTTATCTAAAATAGTTTCACTAATATGACTGGACGATAGATGTTTATCTTTTGTTAGCCTAATAACTATACCACCAGCACTATGAATAGCATCCACTTCATTTGGAAATCTGCAATCAGTAATAAGAGCTAACTCAGGAGCATCCTCTTGAATTCTTTTAATTGTACTTTCTGGCCAAATATTAGGTTTCATTGCTCTGAATAAATCAGTTCCAACGAACTGCATAACTTCTCTGGCAGTTAGATATTTGTTTTCCCAAAATACATTTGTCACTTCATTTTTTGAAGAATCTGGACCATAACATTGTTCGTATGTTAAGTCTAGTAGATCCATGCATATGTTCTTTTTTAGAATATCCGCAAAACTATAGATTTTAATGTATGAATTTAGTTTGTTGATAACATCAAGCATTTCTTGATCTATATAGTTAGAGGCATTAAGATAATATTCATTAACATCAATAGTAATATTCATATTATCATTTTTAACAACATCGATTAAACCTTGGGGATTAATCTTTGCTTTCTGACAATGAGCCTGATTAATCATATACAAACTGTAGATAAAGTTTGCTGATGTATTTTTACCAGATTGTTTTTTGCCAGAAAAACCTATAATTTTAGTCATACAAACCTCTGAGTTAGTTTACCAAGTTCCTCTATAATAATTTCTTGATCCATATCTGCTATGTCCGAAGTCACGAATGTTGGAGTATATATGTTATACGTTCTGGAGCATTTTTTAGCAATAATATCCGTGGCTTGCTTACCCGCATTATCATTGTCTAATAAGAGTATTAGTTGCATTGCCCCAGATGAATCTAATAACATTTTTTGTTTATCTGCTAATGAAGATCCAAAAATTGCAACACTATTTCTAAAACCGCATTCTTCCAACTTCCATACGTTTCCTGGGCTTTCAACTACTATAACAGTTTTTGTGTCTCTGATATAGTCTTTTGCAAACCACAAGTTGTATAGGTGGTTTTGTGTTTTAAATCCATAGTTATGTTTCCATTTTGAATGTTTCCAACGATTCTCCACATCTGGACAAGACATTGATGGATTATGATAGCTAGAACAATTTTCACATTTATTAAATATGCTTCTACCAGTACATCCTACCATAAATTTATGATCATTATCATATATTGGAGCAACTGCCCTTTCGTACATCTCTTTTCCAAGCTTGTCACACAAACCAACATCATATTTACCTAGCATTGTTGGACTAAATCCACGATCCACGAAATATTGGGCTGGTATATTTAGACTCTTTTTAACGGCGCTCCTAGAGACCAAAGATGCTGTTTCTACTGGTTTATCTTTTACGGAAACATTACCTACAAAAGAAGAGAACGTACTTTTTTCTATTTGTGTTTTCGAAACCTTTATGCCATTAAAATCATCTTTCAATATTTGTTTAGCAAAATTAATAGCCACAGAAAATGATACAGAGTCGTCTCCTTCTTTTATCCATCCTAGTTGCTTGTGTGATAATACTCCACGAATAAAACCAATAATTGAAGACTTGAAAGTATTTTCACATCCGTGTGTTCTACACTTCCAATTGCCTCTATAGGTTTCGCCCTCTGGATATAGATTTAATGCTGATGGATTATCTCCACCATGTATAGGGCATGACATTGATACCATTCTTCCGGCTTGCTTGTACTCTATTCCAAGCTTTTCCAAAACTGTGTCAATATCATCACACAAGGCATCGCATATTAATTTAAGTTCGTTCTGATTATACGAAGTTGATTTCTTGGTCATTGTTTTCATCTATTATAAATCCGTCAGCCTGTTTAGGTTTGATGTTATTAATTAATTCAAGTCTAGTATTTCCTTCGGTGATCTTAGCGCACCACCCCTTCATTTGACAATTAATATAGTCATTGTCATCCAATCCACCACCATGTCGGCTAATCAATGGTACTAGTTTTCTATTACCATTATTTGGTCCATCTTCAGCTATCTCTTCATCGGACTTTCTCTTAAAGATTGTAAAATTACTACATAGCCAAATGATTCTATCTGAGCCAGATGCTGTATCCGTACTCTCTTTAGTAATACCGTCTCTATTCAACTGTATGAATGCCACAATTGGAACTTTATATTTTGTAGCAAAATTATGCAAGGATGTCATCATAAAACCAAGAACTTGATACTCCTTCATATCCTGAGATATTCCAGCAGAGTCCATGAGCTTTAGATAGTCATAGAATATAACACAATCTTTTGCTGTACCATCCTCATTAAGACCAACCTCCTTAATTATCCATCTACGCATAATGGACAATTGTTCTTCAAATGGCTTACCAGCAATCGTCTTGTAGTATAGTTTAGTCTTCTTTAGATCTTCTACAGCTTCTGTTATCTTGGCCTTCTTGTCATTGGTATCTGCAAACTTGCCAGTTTCGATTGTGTTAATTTCTATTTCTGTCATCATAGCCAATACTCTATGGAGATGATCTTCTTTGGTCATTTCCGTATCCATATTCAATACTGGAATACCTAGCTTATTTGCTATATAAAATCCCATATTATCGGCTAATAGAGTTTTGCCCGTTTTTGGTCTTGCTGCAATAACATTAACGGTACTCTTTCTTAATCCCCCACCAATAGCCTGATCATAGATTTTAAAACCCGTTGATATGCCCGCCTGATCAATGGGATGATCTTCCAGATACTTAATATATTCTTCAAGATTAGAAGAAATAGCTTCTGGCCCAGCCTCACTATCGTTTAGCTTTGAAGTAAAATCAAAGACCGTATCTTCTGCAATACTGAGAATCGACGCTATGCTTTCTGATCCGTTTACATCAAGTATTTTATCCTGAGCAACCTTTAATTGTTTATGCAATAATCTTGCAATATCTAACTTCTTAATTTTTGCAGCAAACTTGCGAACATTATCTAGACTTACTGGAAAGTCTAATACTGCTTTAAGATGCTGTGCTTCTTCCTTCTTTGACAACAAATGTCCAAGATTTAATTCTTGGGCTGATGACATTATAGAAGGAATGTCTATATTGGTAGAATGACCCTTATCGAATAAGTTTTTTAAACACTTATAAAGAAGAGCATTGCTATCTATTGTAAAGCAAGATTCCGAAAGAATATCTGATATGTCATAGTATGCTTTATCGCCATAGCTACACACACCGGCAAGTACAGCTCTTTCTGCTGCTGGATCTGATAAAATCATTATTTGATAACTTCTCTACAAGTGTCTTCTGTTACTCTTACAAATTTCTTAAAAAACAACTCAATAAACTCTTTGATTTGACTCTGGTTCTCTAGTGGCACATGATAGTTCTTGATGAAAATATCATTATTATTAATGAGTTCGCCTGCGGGATTCTTCTCATATACTGTGCAATTGATAGTGAATACCAATTCTACTGGACTATTCAGTTTTGATAAGCCTTGTTCCAGAGCATCATACTGATGTAGTGCTTGATATTCTATCTTTGTTAATAGATCTTCTTCTTTGTTTACTGGAGGTTGATTTTTTTCAGCATTTGCTGCAATCTTCATATACAGGTCCAATAAAACTTTTTTCTCGTCCTCTGTTAAAGAAGAGACAATCGAATCATCTAACATTTTTCACCCCGGACTTGTTGAGCATTGGTTACACTTATATCTACCACGACTCTCGGATGCGAGCAGACTTGCAATTTCTTCGGTTTTACCACAAACGCGACACGTTACTTCAACCAAGGCTGATTCTCTATTTCTTGCAGTTGGTGGGTATTTCTGTAATTTCTTATCTATCTCGACATCATCCTTATGCATCTTGGATTCTGGCATAGCTAAAAATTTATTAACATGCCTCTTTTTATCCTGCTTAACTTTCTTTGTTCTAATAACTGATTCTGGTTCTTCTGGTGGGTCTTGCTCCATAACATTTGCTTGATCTTTTGGAAGCAGTGATGATAGCAGAGAAATTAATTGTTTGATTTGTTCTGGATTACTGGCTAAATTTTCAAGATCCATTTTTCACCTTTGCTCTTTGAATAGATAACATGATATCTGACAAATGTTTGATACTATTAGCTAAGTATTGAAGCCTATCACTTCTTTGCTTAGCATACTTCTTAATCTTATTTAATGATGTTGCTTTTTCATTATTCTTAATTGCCTGACAGGACTTTTCAATATATCCATAACCCTTATAGTTATTCAACTCTTCGGCTATGGTTTCTTTAATGGTCTCATCGGCCCAATTTAGTCTGCTCAACTCTCTATTAATAGACCTCTGAACATGAAATGCAAATTGGCCTAATCTATACGCTATTTCTCCACAAACTTCTGGTGTTGTCTTTTCTAGTTCGTCCCTACTCATTTGGAAATAGTTATTAAGCTCTTCTTCTGGAAAAGAATCTGCTCTGTAAGTTCCAAGACCAATACCTTTTTCATATTCATCTAGTATTTTATCCCATTCATTCACTTGTTCTTTGGTATTCATTTTTTATCCTCGCTTTCCATTGGTCTATTTGGTCAAATGGTAATTCGATATATTCTATACCATTTAATGCACACCATTCTTGTTTTTCTTGATCTCGCTTCTTGTGTCTTATAAAACCCAAGGCACTATTATGGAAGAATTTATTAAATTTGTAATGTTGCTCACCATGAACTTCTACGCATTTTTTAATTAATGGAAGATAAAAATCTAAGTATAAAATTTCCGTTCTTCTGATATTTACAGAGACTTCTTCTAATACCTGTAGTGTTGGAAAACACTCATGGATCAAATCTCTAGCTTGTAAATGTAAACTAGACTTATTCTTAGCAGAACCATGGGCGATATTCCCAATTAGTTGCCAATTATAAGAATTACCGTCGAGATCTTTTACTTGCATTTGATTCCCATAGTATCCTTGACCTTCGTCCATAAATCGTCATAAACTTCGGGATGATCTACTAAATATTGTCTTGTTTTCTCAAGACCCTGAAATTTAGGCTTATCCTCGACAGATGACATAGTATACCATGCACCACCTTTAGATACAAGCCCCAAATCCACAGCAAGAGTTAATAATTCCATCTGCTTATCAATACCCTGTCCATATCTGATATAACTGGTAATTTTACCGCCAGGAGCACCTAATGCAGAGCAGAGAACTTGCCAATGTACTTCTTGACCAATTTGTGGACTATCAGTACTTAAATTCCATGGACTAAAGTAGTTAGCTTTAAT